CTAGTTCATCCTCATCAAAGAGTGTTCCTAGTAATCCTTCATCTGTATCTGCCAGTTGTTTCAGTAGTTCTATGAGTTCTGGTTCGTCATAGGTGGCGAGATCGTTTGCTTTGTTATCTGCGAGCAGGATGCGTAATGCTTGCTGATCATCACACACAACTGGTGTTGCTGCTATCTGTGTCCAGCCTAAAGCCTTTGCTGCTTTCCATGTGTGGTTGCCAGCCAGTATTCGCCCTGTTGATTTCTGGTACACGATAGGTCTGTACTGTCCGTGTGCCTTTAGTGATTCGCAGATTGCACCTACATCACCTTGACGGACATTGGATGGGTGTGTGTGTACTTCATCTATCTCTATGGATAGTTGTTCCAGTTCTTTACGGATCATGCTGTTTCCTTAATCGTGTATTCAGCGTGGCTCATGGTAATCAGTTTGCCGTCTGGCTGTATCGCTATCCAAGTTGGTGCGTCAGGATCGCAGCCACATCCGTTCACATAGATTCGGTCACGGCTCACAAGCACATTGCACTTATGGCATAACAGTTGGATCACTAGAGTTCTTGACCTTGCGCCAATGCAACCTCTAAACGGCTGACCATTGAACGCAACTGCAACGCTTCATCTACAGCGATTGCATACGCTTTGGCAAGTGCTTCTTTGTCAAACCTGTAAGCGTCTCGTTCCTCACGGATGCGCTCTAGTGCAACCTGCATCTCATCACATCTGGCTTGCCAGTGTTGCATCTCTGCTCTCATGTCATCACTCATTTTTTCTTTCTCCTTTTTTCAATCTCAGTCTCTAAGGCTTCCACAGTTTGTAGCAGTCTGTCCACATCCATCTGTCCAACGCTGATCTTTCTTAGGAAGTACACGGCATTGGTTAGATCGTTGATGGTCATCTGGCTTCTCCGTTCTGGCTTGCTTTCTAGTTCCTGCGCCATCATTGCAGATGGGCGTTCCTTGCCTCAAGAGGGGGGAAAGACATGGTGCGTGGCTTACCGCAGGAGAACTCACAGCATATCTGTCAGCGTGGTGTTTGACGCTTCTTGGCTGCTGCTAATGCTTTTCTTTGTGTCCTGTGTCGTGCTTCAGTCTGTTGTACTCCATTGACTTTGCCAAAGTAGTAACCAGTGAAGTAGCAGCCCAAGACCATTAGACCGATAGCGAATAGTTGGAAGTCTGGTATGTCACTCATGCTTGAACCTGCTCAATCTTGCATAGGTGTACTTGGGTTTCTCCAGTGGAGATCATTGAGCGCATGAACTCTCTTGCGCCATGTGAAATGTCTTGTCCTTCTGATGCCATCTGTAGAAGGTTGAACAGCCAGCCTGCTGCTGTCAGATCGCCCTCCTCACGGCTCACATAGCCTTCCATGACCACCAGAAGTTTGACTTCAAACATTGGTGCAAGGTCGGATTGGATCAGTTCAATGTGATCCAGTGTGCGCTTTGATTCTTTCATTTGATTCCCTCTATTTCTACTTGTGTGATGTTGTTGTAACCGTATGCACTGGTGGCAAACCGTTTGGCTTTCGCTTTGGCTTGCTGCCAGTTGTGTGCAGGATATTGCACTGTGTTGCTGTGGTGCTGCCCGTACTTGGTGTGGACACGGACTTGCAGTGTGTAGGTGTTCATGTTGATCCTCAAATGAAACTGTCAAAATCAATGAATGAATGAACCTGCTTAAACAATTCGTTTGTGGCTGTATGAGATAGACCAATGACTGTGCATAGTTGCCAAATGCCGTTCTCAATTTCTTTTGACCTTGAAACATGATCATTGAGTTGTGATTGCGCCCACAAAACTTTGGTGTTTGTGTCTTTGCACTCTCTCACATTCTTTTGTATTTGTTTTGCGTCACCAATAATGTCTCTCAGTGAATCGTTGATTCTCCACTGTGTGCCAGACCAAGCGTTGAAAGCAAAGATCAAAGATTGAACTGTGCGTTCCTCTGCTGTTTCTTGTTCCAGTCCAAGTCTGAAATCGTGGAACAATGCACCCTTGTCTTTGTGTGTCGTTGTCAATGCTGCCAATATGTTTGCTTTTACTGCTTCCATGTTCTGATCCTCCTCTTGAATCATTTTGTGTTTCGGCATTTTGCCTTGTGCCTAGTTGGAATTGAATCCCACGCCAAATGCGCTAGGCGAATAACTACTTAAAAAGATGGATCAGAATATTCGTACTGATCGTTGAGTGTCAGCCAGCAGTAGTCACTGCCCTTCTTTGCATAATGTCCAGCGTTCTGACCTGTTGCCCTGTATGTGTAGCACTTGGTTGCTTGGCTCATCATCCAATCAGCACCAAATATTTCTGGTTGATCTGCGTACTCTGCGTTCAAGAAATCTAAATCTTGTTGCAGTGCATCAGCAGCACGCTTGGCTTTGATTGATTCTGGAAGTGCGTTCCAGTCCTCAAGCGCAACTCCACCAAGAACTTTGCGTGATGGCATTGTGTAGATGGTTTTGCTGTTGCGTTCCATCTTGACAATGATCTGATGATATGAATCCGAACCAATACCCATTGATACAGACATTCCGATTGCTGGCTTAACCTTTATTGCTGTTTCCATGTTGCCCTCCTCTTGAGCATTGAGGTTGTTTGCCTCATGTATTGATTATTACCAGTTGAGACACGGATTGCAAGTCATTCATTTATCCCTTACCAGTATTGGGTTTCCTGACCTCAGCAAGCCCTCCAAGCAGACCAACCACAGCCTCCACCAGCCCTGTTGTGCTTGATGATTTCTAGTGCTGCAGCAATGTTGATTTCAGGGTTCAGCAAATCAGTTGGTGCTAGTTCACGCTGCATTTTTGTTTGCAGAAAACCTTTTGGATATGCAGTTGTTTTTGAAATCCAAAACAAATTAATTTGGTACAAGCCAAAAGAGCCTTTATGTTTTCCAATAGTTGTTGGATCATCAGAGTTGATTTGTGTTGCATCACATCTGCTTTCACGAAACATGATTGCATCACCTTTCACAATGTCTTTATCAGACCAACCAGCGTTGCTCATCAACTGCCACCACTGCCCACACTTAGCATTGTTCTTAACCTTGTACGGAACTTCAATCACACGATCAGGCACATAACTGTTCTTTACATAAACAGAACCAGACTTCTCATCAACATTCAACGCTTGTGCTACACCAGCAAAACTTGCCAGCAGAACTGTCACACTCACTAACACTTTCCTCATAAAACTTCGCATCACTTTCGCCTCCTCTAAGTTTGGATACAGATATACAACTAAAGTTTTTTTGTTTATTGCTGTTGCTCTCCTGAGCGTCACGGCGCAACATCTGCGCTGGTCGTTCGCCTCACTACGGCGTGTGTCTTAAGCATAGCAGTTGCACAACATATATATATTTGTTGAATCACAGCAAAGACAGAGTTGTAATGCTCTCCCGTTGGGATGCCTCACTCCAACTACCAAATCAACTCACAGTGCCTCACGCTATTGACCAAACTATTTCGTCTCACATAATTCAGTGCAGCGCAATCTACCCACGCTTTCCGTGTGTTACCCGTTCACCTTGCAACAGTGTGGGTCATGCAACTAGCCGATTGTAAAAACTTCTACCTGTTGTCTGGTGGTGTCCAATTCTCTCCACGACACGCAGGACATGGCAGCACGACCTTATAGGTGAACTCTTTAGTTCCCGTGTCAGTGTTGTAAATATATTTTTGTGTGTACTGGTCGGTCAATCGTCTGCCATCACTGGCATATGTAATTCCGTCATCCCACAACAAACCCTTGCAAAGATCGCACTTAATTTCGCTCTTGATTTGGTGCGATCCAGAAACCTTGTGAAAGATGTTGTGCAGTTCACGCAATGAATGTGGAAACTTCTCGCTGTTAATTTTGATCCAGTCAGTTACTTTGCGTGCATCATCAACATCTGCATCTAACAAGAACTGATCTGTGACCCAAGCGTTCTTGACAGTGTTGCGACCAATCTGTGTTGTTGGAAACAAGCCACAAATCCTGTCCACCATTCCCTCAATTTGTGCTGGTGTCACACATCCTCCTTTTCTAAGTCAATGAATATACCGTGACGAACACTGATCTCAACAAACCATTCATCTTGTGTGTAGATAGTTGATTTCTGCACAAGCCTTCCCTCCATGAAATGCTTATGACTGAACACCACAGCCCGTGTGCGCTCATGATTCAAAGTAATGAACCATGTTTTCACATCAGGTTGCACGAACTTTCTTTTCCTCACTGAGTAGTGAACCGTGTCAAATGGGAACTCATAGCCTTTCCAGTTGTGTTTCACTTCAACTTCCCATGCACACGGTCTATCGCTTCTATCTAATCCGATTAGATCTATCCCATACTGATCTGGGTTCACCAAAATATTGTGACCTCTGCTGTTCAACCATTCCATCACCAAAAGTTTCGCATCATCATCATCTTGATATAGAGCAGCATCAAACGGCTTACTCATCTGCAGCCTCATAGAACGCTTGCATTGCTGGTGCAACCAGTTCCTCCCATGTACTCAAACGAATCATCACAAGCCCTTCCTTGCCCCAATCATCAGGCATCAACACAGCCCTTGCAGGCTTCCTGCGTGAACCGTAATCAGCCTCATTGGACTTCACCTGTGCTTCTATGCGCATCCAAGCGTTCACAGCAGGCTGTATCTGCTTCCCTGCTTTCACTTCGTTGGCAAACAGCGCATCATTCCAGCGTTCCTCATTACCGTCACCAAACTTGTGTGAAGGTGCAACACCAAGCCTCTTGCGTGCTGTGCGCTGCTTGTTCAAGCCCTTGCGCCTAGAACGCTTGCCTCTCGCAGCAGGATCACTGCAGCCCTTCACACGGCGTTTCCCGTCACGCCCTGCAACACCAAGAGTGCCGAACTTCGGGCATCCTTCCAGATTGCATTTCTCCTGATTGCCTTGACACTCACCCTTACGGTCATCCATCAGACAGCCTCAAGAGCGAACCAGTCAGCCCACACTTCAGAAGGGTGCATACCCAACTTCACTGCGTAACGATCTGCAGCCCACTGCGTAATCATGGTGTCATTCTGATACCACTTGTAGATCGTTGATCGTTTCATATCCAAAGCCTGAGCAATCATCATCACACTGGTATCTGGATCAAACTTCTTAACCAGTTCCCTCGCAGGGAAAGTGCGCACATCATATTTACGCCCCATCATCTGCCAACTTCTCATAGGCTTCCAACGCACCAGCAATGTTGTTATCAACCAGATATTGATGCATCACACCAGCAAGATCACGCCAACGATCACGATCATCCTGCAATGCTTCATACTCCTCAATCTTGTACATCACACGCCCTTGCGGAATCAATGTGACATAGCCACCAATCTCTGTTCTTTCCAACCTGATTCTTTCACTCATCATCCTCAACTCCTCTATCACCACACAACGGTTTATCTGGTATTGGTTCTTTACATAAACAACGGTAAGTGCTTTGACCTATCGCAATCATTTCTTTGCCCTTTTCATCTGGTCACGCTTCACACGCCTATCTGCAGGTGACAAACCACCGAACACACCCCAACGATCATCATCCTCTGGCAAATTGATCACCAGTTTCAAACATTCCTTTTTGACAGTGCATTGGTTACAAACGATCTTTGCAGCATCCCAACGATCCTCAGCAAGTGTGGAAGGAAAAAATATTTCCAATGGTTTCCCCACACATAGCGCATCCTCTTTCCAGTGGTCACGCTTCATCATCACCCAACCAAGAGTTGTACTCATACAGCACGCTGCGCAGTTTCTCCAACGACAAACGATCAGTGCCGTCAGACCTCACAACATCCCGTGCTGCTGAAGCCATATCAACAAAGATCTTGATCATCTCGCTTCTATACGCATCCATTTCCTCAAAAGGTTCAGTCATCAGCGCAACTCCATCAAATGTTTGATCAGACCTGATGCCTCTTTACTGGACAGATCACCAACAGCAGACTTGTTAAACAACTGCTGCATGATTGGCACACAGTCACCATTCACTTTTTCTTTGGCAAGTTTGCTAATCAGACCTTTCTGCTTATCGCTTGCCTTGCCACCAGATGAGGCAACAGGCTTAGTGATTGGTGTGATGTTCTCAACAATCGTGGCATTGAACTGTGCAGCAATCTCCGCTACCTCATCAGGTGTTGGTTCGCTGTCTTGCAAGAACTCACGCACAACCTTTGGTGAAGGCATACCCTTTGCAGGATGATTACCAACATAAGGTTTCGCTTCCTCTGCACGCTTCGCTTGTGCTGCTGGAAGGCTGATGATCGTGGTGTTGTCCGACCAGTCCTGCTTAGACCACAAACTGATCGCAATTCCAAAGCGCATTGCTGCATTGCGTAAAAAATCTCCGACCAATTCCTTCTCATATTCTTGTTTGTCAGCACGAACCGAACCAACACCAATCATTGACTTGCCAAGCAGTGTCAGTGTTCCCCACATTGTTGCTGTGCCATTCTCAACATTGATTGCAGGTCTGCCATTGACCCATTCAATGGGCTGCCATGACCACAACGGATCAACTTCAATGAGAATACGACATACATCAGCGTGCGAGACATATGACAATGAAACTCCGTTGCGTGGGATTGTTCCCACAATCTTTGGATCTGGTACTGCGTATTGATCTAGTACTGCACGCAACAGCACTGTGTTTATTTCCTCACTCATTTTGTTTTTCCTTTCGTTACACGCATCACACGAAATGGTGCGCCCTGTTTCTCATATTGACTTACTAACTCTGGGTGATCTGCACGCAACTGCTTAGTGTCCAGTGACGCTTTGCCAGCCTGCTGTTTCCAAGTCACCAACTGCACACCATCAACAGTGCCAACCTCATTGCCCAACAACATTTGTGCAAGAGCATCCTTCGCTTTGGCTTCCAGATCAGCAGCCTGCTTTGCCAAAGCCCGTGCCTCCTCCAGTTGTGAAGCCCAATCAACAGCACTGGCAGGAAGTTCCACACTGGTTGGTGTTGCCTTCCAGATGCGTGCAATGTCAGTTGCACTGAAGTTGTTTATGTCCTCATCCATAGGATCACCATCAACCCAACCACCAAACACTGATGCCTCAAGTTGCAGTGCATCAATCGCTTTCAGGTTCGCTGGTAGTTCCACAACAGATATGCGCTGGTCACGATCCAACACCACGAACCAAACAGGAACTTTCAGAACAGCCATCTGCGCCCAACCCTGCCAACACCATTCATCAGGCAAATCATCTGCTGTATAAATGCTGTATCTCGTTGAAGTCTTAGCCTCAACAACAACAGTTGGTTGCTGTTCATTGTCCACACCATCAAGACTGATTGACAAACGCCCGTCACGGTAGATCACTTCTGGTGTGAATATGTTTGTGCCAAGTATGCGTGACGCTTCCTCAAGCAACGGTTTCTCAAGCAGATTGCCACGCCTAAACACAGCAGTCTCCTCTTGCTCAACAGGTTCGTTCACTTTTTCAGCAAACAATTCTCCTCTGGTTTTGTATGGGCTTGCACCCATTAATGCTGGAATGTCTGATGCACCAAAGACACAACGCCCTTGCTCATCTTTCCAGCGTGCCAGCAACCATTCTTTGCTGCCATGTTTGGCTTTCGGTATTACTTGCATTTCCTTCTCCTCTGTTTGTTGGTTGATCTAGTTCTAACCAATGGGTGTTACACAGTTACTTCTGCTCACCCCACTTGATCTTGTATGTCTCTGCCATGCGCACAGGCTTCAGATGCTTGCTGCAAACTGGTGGCTCACTAACCTTCACATATGTTGTGATCCGATTACCACATTGACCACACAACCAACGCTGCTCATTCTGGCGTGCCATCACTTGACCGCCTTTCCAGTTCCATCACACTTGAAGCAAACCGAACCAGTAGCAATCCAGTTATCTGAACGACCTGCACCACCACAGCGTGTGCATTTGCCATCAGCCTTCAACTGCTTGTTGCTTGCAATGCGATTAGCACTTGCTTCAGCAAACTCTGCCTTACGCTTGTCATTGATTGCTTTGACTGCTTCACGCTGTGCAATGTAACTCTTTGACATAAACAAGTTCATCACTGCACCTTCATTGTTTTTGCAAGTCACTTCAATCAAGCCGTACCCATCTCGCACTTCAACTAGATCAGCGCAACTGGTACTGCCGTTCCAGATGCCTGCGCCTGCTGGCACAGTGTTGTGGCAATACACACATTCACCTGCGTACTTGTTTGCGCTCATCACTTCACCTCCTCTGCATGATGAGCCTCAACACAAGCATCACACCATGTTGTGTATCCAGCACCACGCTTCTGATGTGTCCACTCTGCAAGCCTGCGCTTGTTTGTGTCTTGGATGATTCCTCCGTTGATCCACTCACCATCAACAAAGTGTTCACACATCAACGCCCACTTGCCACCATCAATAGGTTGATCTGCTTCAACAACACCAATGATGCGTGTTGTAAAACTTGGTGTCTCTGTAATCCGATTCACTTCATGTCCTCCTCTTGAACATCTGGGGTACTTCCCCATACATCAAGTATGCCCTGCCAGCCATACCCAATGCAAGTATTTGTTTTTGCCGTACTGGGCTTGGGTTTCAGCCAACCTCCAGATCATCTGGCTGGTACTCAAACCTGACTTTCCCCGATTCCTTTAACTGGTCAGTCATCTCCCAATCAACCTTGTATCCCCACGACTTTGATGTGTCCGTGTACCCGTTGATAAACGACCAGTCCATTCGCACATTCCAGCGTTTCTCAATCACTGGTTTCAATGTCGTGTAGAAGGTGCGACCATGCCAACCTTCACGATCATCATGGCGTGTACCAACAACAGCGTGACACAGTTCGTGCGCCAGTGTCTCCCATGCAGTTGCACCACCTTTGCTGCTGCGTGGGATTCGCACAAGCACTTCCCAACCGTTCCACAAACCTGACACACCACTTCCTCTTGAATACACGATTTTGATTGGTGGTCGTTTGCGTGCAGTTCCATTTGGAAAGAACAAAGCCCAAATGCGATCTGCTTCTTTTTCAAAGATGCGTTGCCGTTGTGCTTCTCGTTTCTTTCGTTCTTTCAACGATTGCAGTTTCGCTGCAGTTCGTTCACGCTTGATCTTGTTCTGCTCTCGCACAACAGCACTGCGTTGCTCTCGTTTCTTTTCCAATGATGGTGCAACCCGTTCAACAAGTTTGCCTGACTTCGCTGAACATGGCAGACAATATCTGCGCACATCATTCTTTCTTGGTTTAGTTGGTGCAAGTAATCCATGATCACAGATTGCACATTTCCATCTCACCTGTTTGCTCATTTGATCCTCCTCTTGAATCAACCAGTTTTGTAACTGATACATACAGTTTAGCAGATTGCAAATCACACAAAATCAAAAAGTGGTCAAAACAGAAAATCAGACCTTGCAGTTATTGGCTCAAAAAAAATCTTAAAAATATTTTTGGCACTTTTTGGGAGTAACCCCACCTCGTACTAGGAGGCAGGGTTACTCAACCAATTTGTTGCGCAACGGAGAAGGAGAACATTGCGCAACGGAATCAGGTTAGATGTTCGTTCGCATCCAGTCCACTGCCCAACACACGCATTGACTGCACCATTGCAACAGGAACAGACAACACACAATCGTATTGGTCATAACTGTTTAACGATTGCGAGAGAACAATGTGATCCGCTTTTGTGTCAGGCAACAAGATGCCACATGACACAACCACACATGGGTTGCCATCAATCTCATCTTTCTCAATCCAAGTGTTTGTGTCTGCGTGCGCATCATGCCAAACGATCTCTACAAAGGTTGCCATGATTCACCAGCCTTCCTTCTTGCGATCCATGCAGAACACTGGTGCTTGGATTGTCAGGTTGCGTTCTGGTGTGACGATTCCTAATGCTTGCTGTGGTGGTTCATGCCCGAACCCCATCAACATTGCATATTCGTCATAGCCCTTCAGTGATCCGTTCACCACCATTGAAGGTGTGCTGATGTACTGATGCCAGTGACCAAGCCACAAGGTTTGAAATGACTTACCAGTGACCATGTACCGTGCGTGTTTCCTTGCACGCATCCTCATAATTGGTGGATAGATGCCACCGATACCACCACCACCAGAAACCTGATCACCATGCGTAATCAGATGCCCATAGTCATAGATCTGTACCAGCGCATCAGCCGATTCAGGGATAGTGAATGTCACCCGTTTGTCCTTCACAAAACTGCGTTCCACCATCTTTGCTAACAGCCAGTCAAAGTTGGTTTTCACACGCTGCTTCATTCGTGGTTTGCGTGTAGTCCTGCCATGATTACCAACCACTGAAACCACATGGCATTTCTTGAACTCTGTTGCCAGTAGTTCTACTGCAGCCGATACCTGTTCAGCCCAAAACAGCAGCGAACCAATCATGGTGTCCTCGTTGGTTAGTGCTAGTTCCTCATGAATGTCACCACTGAAAATGTCACCACCAAGAATCAACACAACCCCGTCATAGTTCACACCTGATAAATAGTGGCGTGCCATCTTGATCACATTCTGTGTCCACTTTTCCAACCGCATCATTGCAATCTCACGGTTGTATGCGTTCAGCCCTTCCATTTCGTCAGGGTTCACCACTTCGTCAAAGTGTGTATCAGACAACATCACCACAAGGGTTGCTGCATGGGTCTTTGGTTTCGCTGGTGCAAGCCAAATAGGAGGCTGAACAGTCAGCCCATCAACCTGATCCACCACAGAAAGCGCACGCTCTAACTCATCCAGTTTCGTTTGCAAGCGCACATTCTGGTTCGCATAACTGTCACGCTGCTTACGCAAACGCAACAACTCACCATTGCTTTCAACCTCTAATGCCTCATTGATTTGATCGCCTAAGCCCATCAGACACCTTCCCTGTTTCGCCACCGAACGATTGCATTTCTTGAGACTTCGCAACCATTGTCTTGCAACACTTGCGATATGACTGATGCAGAGATTGTTGTGTTACGCAAAGCGCACACCAAGTCCTCTCTGTCCTCACCTTGCATTGATTGAATCGCCAGATCAACTGTTGATTCTTTTCCACCAGTATTAACTGGCGTTGCCTCTATCTGCTGCAATAACTTTCCCATGCTCACCTTCTCTGTGATCTTGAATGTGTTGTTCTAACTTGTTATCTACTTTGTTCAAACCCTTGTAGATCATCTTGAGTTGCATCTGCACAACAGCATGATCCTCACGGTTCTCCCGTCTGGCTTCCTTGCTCTCCTTCTTAAATGATTGCATGAAACCAACGACAATGCCACCAAGCGTTGTGATACAGGCAACGATTACAGCAGCAAGTCCAGCATCCATTTATGCACCAACCACTACCTTTTCTGGTGGGTTGGCTGCAAACACAGCCTTGATCTGCTCAGATGATTTTTTGCCATCAACCTCACAGTGAAACCAATCGCCATTAGGCGCACCATGCACAGTTTCTTTTGTGTACTTCTGCCATGCCATGTCTCTATCGCACTTGGCTGCCCTTCCGTATGGGGTTGGGAAATAATCAATAATCATTTCTATACCTAAAGCGTCAGCGTGCTTCACCAAATACTCCATTGCAGCCATTGCATACTTGCGCCCACCCTTAGCAACACCACGCTTACCGTCACCCATGTTGCGCCACGAAATATCTACAGCCCTACCTGTTGCGTGAACGCTCAACGATTCCTTGCCTCTCATATTTCTCACACCCCATGAACCATTGTTCCAGAGCGCAGGACTATAAGCCTTCGTGATTTCTTTGATCAGTGCAGTGAGTTGTGGATGTTCACCAGTTGCAGCACCATCTTTGTTTCCTGTGTACGGGCGTTTCATTTCGCTGCCTTCTTTGCTGCAATCTTTTTTGGTGTTGCACCAAACGCTGCATCAATTTCATCTTTCGTTAGCGTTCCATCAACAGAAGCCCGTGCCAATGATTCAACAACCT